CCCTTTTAAACGCGACCGCAAAATTGAACGAAACCGGAGAACCTAATGCACAAAATCCAGTCCGTTCCCATAACCGAATTAAAAGAGAATCCCGATAACCCCCGCCTCATAAAAGACGCCGCATTCAAAAAACTTGTTAAAAGCCTCAAGGATTGCCCTGAATTATTCGATGCCCGTCCATGCCTGGTATCCAACCGCACAGGGGACAACATCATTTTAGGCGGTAATATGCGCTTTAAGGCAGCCCAGGAACTCAAATGGAAGGAAGTCCCTGTCATTATCATGGAGGGATTGACGGTTGAACAGGAGCGCGAGATTGCGATTAAGGATAACGCCACGGCCTTCGGGGAATTTGATTGGGATGCTCTGGCGAATAGTTGGGATGATTTGCCTTTGGATGAATGGGGGGTTGATTTGCCGGAAGGGTGGATGGCGGATATTCCAGAAGATAACAAGGATATTGATGAAGATGCCATGGCCGAAACTGAAAATGAATGCCCTAAGTGTGGTTTCAAATGGTAAAGCCAACGGTCATTTCAACTTTTGCCGGATGCGGTGGGTCTTCACTTGGGTATCAAATGGCCGGGTACAAGGAACTTTTGGCAGTTGAATGGGATGACAATGCCGTTGAAACCTTCAAACTCAATTTTCCAGATGTGCCGGTTTATCATGGCGACATTGCCAAGCTATCCGGTGACGAATGTATGAGGTTGGCAGGTATTGAGAAAGGCGCCTTGGATGTTCTGGATGGTTCACCGCCATGCCAGGGATTTAGCACGGCAGGGAAGAGAAAGTTTGATGATCCAAGAAACAGCCTGTTTAAAGAATATGCCCGATTGCTTGAAGAGTTACAGCCGAAATGTTTTGTGATGGAGAACGTCACCGGCATGATTAAGGGAGTTATGAAGCAGGCATATTTGCAGATTATAAAGACTTTGCGTGAGTGCGGTTATAAGGCTAAAGGTCAGGTCATGAATGCCATGTATTACAACGTTCCTCAGAGCCGGAAACGGGTAATCATTATCGGGGTACGTGAAGATTTGGGGATTGAACCGAGTCATCCGAAACCGCAAGGGAAACCGATAAGTGCTTATTGTGCAATATCCCATTTGGAAAATTCACACATTCAAGATAAACCTGAATTTGATGGTTTATTGCCTGGTAAATCACTTTATAATTATAACTCTGGATCTATAAGGATATGGAGAAATAAGCCAAGCCCTACCATAAAAGGGCCTGGAGCTGGTGGCACGAAAGGTGGTAATGTTAACATTCATTATTGTAAAAATAGATATTTAACCATAACAGAATTGAAAATATTGGCTTCATTTCCAGAGAATTTTAAATTAAAAGGCAAGGATAGGGAAAAAGTAAACCGTATCGGCAACTCCGTACCACCCAACCTAATGAAAGCCATTGCAGAACACATCAAAATAAACATCCTGGAGAAATGCAATGGCTAAAGGCCGCAAACGAATCCCAACCAAAATCCACCAACTCCGGGGATTCCCCGGTAAGCGGCAACCCAACGCCCTCGAACCCAAACCACCCCCAGGAATGCCCGAATGCCCATCACACCTTGACGAGCTTGCCAAAGCAGAATGGGCCAGGTCCGGAATGATACTTGATGAAATCGGCCTCATGACGGGTCTCGATATGGCAGTACTTGCGGGATATTGCCAGTCCTTTTCTGAATGGGCCAAGGCCACGGAAGAAGTCAAAACCCTCGGCATGGTTTACAAGCGCAAAGACGGCACACCGGGTCTTAATCCATATCTCAGAGTATCACGGGAATCATACGACCGAATGTTAAAGGCGGCGGTCCTTCTGGGGCTGAGTCCATCCAGCCGGGCAGGGCTTAAGGTCAATAAAAAGGACGAAAAATCAAAGGTTCACGAGTTTATGAAAAAGAAACATGGCTAAACACCCCACCACAAAATACGCTGAAGACGTTGTAAAGGGCAAAATCCCTGCCTGTAAATGGGTACGCCTGGCTGGGCAACGGCATTTGAACGACCTCGAAACCGGAAAAAAGCGTGGTATCATTTTTGACACCAAAGCGGCAAACCATGTGTTTGAATTTTTCGAGACGTTTTTGGTTTTTTATGAAGGTGAGTTCGACGGAAAGCCTTTTATCCTTCAGCCGTTTCAAAAGTTCATACTGGGGAACCTGTTTGGATGGAAAACAAAGGATAAAGTCAGGCGTTTCAGAACTGCATATATTGAAATGGGCAAGGGCAATGGTAAAACGCCGATTGCCGGCGGTATCGGCCTTTATGGGTTGCTTTTTGACGATGAACCGGGCGCTGAGATTTACAGCGCTGCCACTACCAGGGAGCAGGCCGGAATTCTGTTCAGGGATGCCAGGGCATTCGCGGATGGGTCCCCGGACATCAAAGAAATGCTCCAGGTAGACCGGCATAATATTGCCTACATGGCAACCAACAGTTATTTCCGGCCCATATCCTCAGAGCATAGGGGATTGGACGGCAAAAGACCGCATATAGCACTCATTGACGAGATCCACGAACACCCCAACGGCATGGTGGTTGACAAGATCCGGGCCGGTACAAAGGGAAGGCGGCAGGCGCTCATCGTAGAAATAACGAACAGTGGGTATGACCGCCAGTCAATTTGTTTTCAGCATCACGAATACACTGAGAAGATTTTAGAGGGTATTTTCGAGAATGATTCCTGGTTCGGATACATAACCGGCCTTGACGTGTGCGACAGGTGCCTATCCGAAGGGAAAACCATCCCCCAGGACGGGTGCCCGGATTGCGATTCATGGAGGGATGAAAAAACATGGATCAAAGCAAATCCGTGTTTAGGGGTATCCATTCCCGCAAAATATATCCGCGAACAGGTGGCCGAAGCCGTTGAAATGCCCACCAAGGAAAACATTGTCAAGCGGTTGAATTTTAATATCTGGACCGAGGGTATCACAAAATGGATCACGTCAGACAGATGGAATGCTTGTGCTGATCCTACGTTGAAGATGGAGGACTTCATAGGGCAACCTTGCTATGCCGCTTTTGACCTGGCGAACAAGATTGACATATCAGCGGCCATATTCCTGTTCAACACAGACATGGGCTTTGTCGTGTTCGGCAAATATTACCTTCCGGAAGATACCATCAAGGAAAGCAATAACGATCAATACCAGGTATGGGCCAGGGAAAAACTGATCACCGTAACACCCGGCGCAATGACGGACTATTATTACATTGAGCAGGATTTCAAAGAGATCAACAAAAAGCACCCCATAACGGAACTGGCCTTTGACCCACACGAAGCCACATATCTTGTCAATAACATGATGACTTGGCTCAAAGAGGGAACCTGCATTGAAATTACCCAGGGACCGGCGCATATGAGTGAACCCATGAAGGAGTTGGAAGCCAGGGTTTACTCTCAGAAGATTTGGCATAACGGCGATCCCGTGTTGGCGTGGATGCTCAGTTGCGTTGTCTTAAAGGAAGCCAGGTCAGGCGGGCCAGTAAAATATTACTATCCAACAAAAACCAGTAAAGACAACAAAATCGACGGCGTTATTGCTATGGTCATGGCCGTTGGGCGCGGGATGCTCAAATGTGGCCCGGTTGATTCGGTCTATGAAAACAAAACACCGGAAGAAATATCTCAATCAATGGCATTTTAGAAAGGAAACCCCATGAAACCATTAGCAAGACCCTTACAACCAGGCCAACAGATTCAGGTTGACCTAAAAAACGCCACCCAGCGCGAGTGCGAATGCGGGTGCAAGTTCTTCACCCCAGCGGTAACGGTTTACACCGTGTCGGCGGTCGTATCACCCACTGGGCAGGAATTGACGGCACAGCAGCCTGTTTTGGTGTGCTTGGAGTGTCGGAAGGTACTGAAATAGGAATATATATAATGAAGATTGATTGCGAGATTTGCTTAGAAAAAATGGTAACCATATTTGTGACAATTGGTGAAAACAAATATTATTACCACAAATGGAAATGCCCTGTTTGCGGGTTTTGCAAAGAATTGGAGTTTATAAATGGCAAAAGGCAGACCGAGAAAAAAACCGATTAAAGCGCAAGACAGCTCAAAGGCCACAATCACTCTGAATGGTGACGAAGTTATAGGGGAAGGGCCGTTTGATTTTAAAACCGATCTCCCTGAGCCTAAAGAGGATCTTGTCACCCCGTTTGAAGCGGCAAATATCCTGAATGTGTCAGAATCCACCATTAAACTATGGTTTGACCACGGGCATTTGACCGGGCGCGGTTCCCACGGGCATATCAGGATTTCAAGAGGGTCACTTTTCGGCCCACGGATCAAGAAGCTCATATCCGGGCCCTGGGGGTAGTGTATGGGGTAGAACAGAATGGGAGGATATTATGAAGCTATTGGCATTAAACAAAACACACAAAGTTACGATTGAGGACATTTTCATTAAAGCCATGGAGTTAAATAATATGGTTAGGGTTATGAACGAGCAGTTGTGTAAATTAGATGTTGATGGGGATTATACTGATAATATTATAAAGGTATCACTTAATATTACTGGTGATTTTTGAAAAAGGAAAATGAAAATGCCCATACCAAAAGGCTCTAAAAACAAGAAAAATTCTGTTGTGGTTGAAAATATTAAGGTTGTTGAACCTGAAGCAGTAGTCAAAGACGACCCGTTGCTCCCTAAGAAAAGTCTCTTCCGGGTTGACGAAGTGGCTATGTATTTTCAGGTCAGCAATAAAACGATTTATCTTTGGATAGACCACGGCTTGCTTGATGCTGAAAAATATAGTGGCATTATTCGTGTTCCACGGAAATCTGTGCTTAGTTTTCGGCTTGCAAGTCGTATAAATGCACTTGAATAGAAAATATTGAATGAAAGCTGCTCCGTATTTTCTATATAGCACCCTCCCTTCTTTGCCATTTCCACTTTTTTAATATCCAATAACGCCTAATCATCAAAATTGATACGGAAGGCGAGTTATTGGGCTTTTTCTCCAGCGTTAAGCGCTTTTTTAATCTCAGCATCACCGACCCCAAAGTATGGA